GCAGCAAACGCTGTTGGGTCAAGTGAGATTGCAAATAACTCTGTAACAACTACACAACTATCAAGTGCAGCACTCGGTGGTAAAAACATGACAGGGAACATTACATTCTCTGGAGCAGTTACGCTTGGAGATGGTGCTGATACAACAAATGTAAATGGTAACTTAGGTATCCAAGATTCAGCACCAGTTCAAAAACTTCACATAGATGAAGTAGCTGGTATGGATGTTGGCACAGGAAGTTCCTCTTCAACAGCACAGTTTACACTAGACAGTTTCACAGCAGCTACATTTAGAACTGCTAAGTACTTAGTACAAGTACATAATTCAACAGACACAGATTTTCAAGCAATTGAGATTTTATTATTCCATGACGGAACCGATGTATATTTAACACAGTATGCATCTATATTTGAAAATGGAGCGCAGGCTACATTTGATGCTGATATAAATTCAGGAAGTGTAAGATTAAGAGTTACGCCAGCAAGTACAGATACTATGGCGTACAAGTACATAAGGACAACAATAGAGGTATAACATGGGACAAAAATTAGATTTTAATATCGAGGACGCTGGTATCAAAATTGATGGTGCTGACGTAATTGACGCAAGTAGAAACTTTGAAGGCGCTGTCGCAGCTAATAAGGTAGGCTCAGGTACTATCGCAAAAGCTAGATTACCAATTACAATTACAACAACCGCACCAACAGATACCACTGGCACGAGTGACGGTCATATATGGTTTGTATATTCGAGTTAAGAGATGGCAATATATGTTAATGACAATGGTACATTACGTCAAATATCCTTCCTTGCAGTCAATGATGACGGCACAATACGAAGGGTTAATGAAGTATATGTAAACGATAACGGCAACCTTGCAGGGCCGTTTTCTGCCGTGCATGAAACATCTAGAAACACTGCTACAACACGAACAACAAATACCACAGATATTGTAACTACATTTAATACGACTACAACGTTTGATACTGATTACAATACAGCAACAACTTTTGATACTTCTAGAACTACAACATTCGCAACTTCCAAATCAACAGATACTTCTAGAGTAACTACTTTTGCAACTACAACCATATTTGAAACTACAATAGATACTACTACAGAGTTTACTACAACCACTGCTTTTAATACAACTACAACTTTTAATACAACTACAAGTACAACTACTGATTTTACAACAACAACGACATTCAATACAACAACCACCTTCACTACAACGCAAGGTACTACAACTGCGTTTAATACAACAACAGCATTTACTACTACTACGGTATTTAATACTACACAGTCTACAGTTACAGAATTTAATACGACTACAACTTTTGAAACAACAACAGTCTATGCTACAAGTAGAACAACAACAACAGAGTTTACTACAACTACAACTTTTAATACAAGTCAAAGTACAACTACAGCTTACGATACAACAACAACATTTACAACATTTTTTGATACAGTAATATCAACAGATAGACTTACAGCATTTACTAATAATACTTCTTTTGGTACAACAAGAACAACAACTTTTGGAACAACAACTGCTTACACAGATAATACTTCTCAATCTACGACAAGAACTACAACATTTAATACAATAACAGCTTACACAGACAATACAAGTTTTGCTACAACAAGAACTACAACATTTAATACAATAACAGCATTTACGGCATCAACAAGTTACGACACAACCCAATCAACGAATACTGCAAGAAATACTGGACTAGCAGCTGTTAATACAAGTTACAATACAACACAGTCAACAAATACAAGTAGAAATACTGGATTAGCAGCTGTAAATACAGCATATAATACAAGTCAAAGTACTAATACAAGTCGAAGTACAGGATTTACAAACTCTACAGCATACAACACTGCTTTTGGAACGAATACAAGTAGAAGCACAGGGTTTACAAATAATACAGCATATAATACTGCTTTCGCAACTAATACAAGTAGAAGTACAGGATTTACAAATAATACAGCATATAATACAAGTCAAAGTACTAATACATCAAGAAGTACAAATACTGCGAGAAATACAAATACTGCAAGAGCTACGACAAGAAGTACAAATACAAGTAGAAGTACAACATTTCAAACAAATACTGCAAGATTGACTGTGTTTAACACCACCACAACATTTGTATACACATATTTTAATTATCAGAGTTTTTCATTTTCTCAAGCAAGTTATTCTCAACAAACTGAAACAACTAGAAATACAGCAGCTCGTTTAACAAATACTGTGAGAAACACAGCATTACCAGCTGTTAATACAAGCTTCAATACAGGATTTACAAATAGTACAAGCTTTACAAATAATACAGGTTTTACAGATAATACATCATTTGGTACAAGTAGAAGTACAAATACTGCAAGAACAACTGAATTTGGTGCTAATACAAGTCGAGGTACATCAAGAAGTACAAATACTGCAAGAACAACTGAATTTGGTGCTAATACAAGTCGAGGCACTTCAAGAAATACAAATACTGCGAGAACAACTCAATTTGGAGTAAACACTTCATTTGGTACAAGTAGAAGTACAAATACAAGTAGGTTAACTCAATTTACGGTAAACACATCCTTTGCTACAAGTAGAAGCACAAATACAAGTAGAACTACAGCATTTACAAATAATACATCATTTGCTACTACAAGAAATACAAATACTAGTGTTGCAACAGGTACTTCTCAATCAACAAGTTATACTACAACACAGTCTACAAATACTTCTAGAGCAACAGGTACTTCTCAATCAACAAGTTATAATACGTCTTTTTCAACAAATACAAGTAGAACTACAAACACTGCGCAATCAACAAGTTTTACTACAACACAGTCTACAAATACTTCAAGAACAACAACTTTTGAGACCGCGTATCAAACTTCTAGATTGTCTTCTAGGGCTACAGGTACTAGCAGAGCAACAACAACAGTATTTAATACAGCAAGAAGCACATTAACTGATAAGGGTACAACTACAACATTTAATACAAGTAATGCAACAGATACTTCTAGAGCAACACTAACAGATAGAAATACTACAACGACTTTTGCAACTTCACAAGGCACAGTTACAAGTAGAGCTACAGGTACAAGTAAATCAACTACAACTGCATTTGATACTACTCAATCGACAGCTACAACTAGAGGAACAGTTACAGATAGAGCAACTACTTCTACATTTGAAACATCAAGAGCTTCTCTTACAAGTAGAGGAACAGTTACAAGTAGAACAACAACAAGTACATTTAATACAAGCAGAAGTACAGATACAAGTAGAACAACAGTATTTGGAACAACAACAACATTTGATACAAGTAGGACAACAACTTTTGGAACAGATAGAACTACAACGACAACAATTGCAACAAGTAAATCTACTGATACAACTAGAACTACAACACCTACAACTACAACAACCTTTAATACTTCTACACAAGTGTTTGAAAGAATTACCGCAGCAGCTCAAGGAACAATCTTTGATACAGAAGTCTCTAGTGCTGAAGCATTTAACGCGTCCTTCTGGGATGGTAACCAGTGGTCGGAAAACTAATTTACCAACGGAGATATAATGAAATTACAAGATGAGGATATTACACCTAGATTTCTAAATGATAAGATAGAAAGTTTAGCGAGTGCTTTATTTGATTCAATTCATCAGTTTGAAGAGAGACAAAAAGAGCAAGAAAAACATATAGTAGAATTAAAAAACAAATTGAGAATGTATGAACGTAAAGAGAAATAAACTAGTACCTTATACGTCAGAAGAAACTTTAGGCAATAAATTAACTCATATTTTTAAGTCAGGGTCTTCGTTAAGAAATCAAAAAGATTTAGATAAGTTAGCACAATTTAAAAAGAAAATAATACCAGAAAGTAGAGAAGGTGTTAAATTTGAGTACGATGTTTGGTTTAATACAAATGAATTACACACTATTAAAAAATGGTTATACACAGATTTTTTAGGTGAAGGTATATACATAAGAGTAAATAGTGTAAAAATAAATGATAGATTATTAAAGTCAATTGTTAATTCAGACATAAAAATAGATGAAAAACGAATTGATAAAATAAAAAGCAATTTAAGAAATAAATACGAATTAAAAATAGTAGAAAAACATTACGATAAAATAATTTTTCCACCAGGAACAAATCTTTTAACAAAAAACACTCCATGTGTTCATTGGGGTAGAATGAAAAAATTAGTAAATGAAGGTTATGTAATAAAACCACATCCAATTACTACTAGTTTATATATCGCCAGAATGAAAAGAGTATTTGGAGAAGAAAATGTTTTAGATAAACGTTCTGGAGGTATGGAGTTACTAATGAATTGTTCTCATGTGGGAACTATGCCAAATAGTGAGATGGGATTAATAGCTCTACTATTGAAAAAACAAATATCTCTTATTTGTCATACAAAAGAAGAAAGAGAAAAAAGTTTGTTAACATATGAAAGTATTTATCATGCATGTGCAAATACAAATGGACACAATGCAATAAAGAAAATATTTTCAGCAACCAATTCAGGGATTATATTTAACTTTGATGAGGATGCAAAAGCAAGATTAGATAATTATATAAATAATTTTTGGGAGTTTAAAAAAATAGATGATTGAAATAGTACATACATGGAATCCAAAGTGGAGTTACTTCACTATTGCTTCCTTAATAGATAAAGACGAAGAGTTTCGTTTGCACCTCTATGTCCATGAAGATTATTATAATGACTTGCCTATAGATTGGATTTTTGACAATATTCAAAATGTAACTATTTATGAATCATTTTGGAAAAAAGACTATGCTGCTAGAGCTATTCAACATTTAAGACTTTATTGGAAGGACAAAGGTTTACATAAAAGAATTATGTATGCAGGAGGCAATAGAATATTCTTAAAAGATAACTGGGCTAATGAAATACCAAGTGAAGACTTTTTTCAAAATAAACTTTGTCATCTTTCTAGAAAGAAAGTATTTTATGGTCACAAATTTATTGACCATTACTATGGCATACTAAACTTTAATAAAAGCGACTGTCCTGTAAATTGGGATACAGAATTTTTTATTATTAACTATGACCAGATAAAAGATTTACATGATAATCAACTATTTTATCCAGATGGTTTTTATAATAATTATGATAGTAGAGTTCTTGCATCTACAAATAAATATTTCTTTGGAAAATTAAATGGGCAACATGGAGTGTTACCAAGATATATGAATGGTAAAAGTGATTTATTAATTCAATGGGATGCTCTACCTTCTAAAGAATATTTGAACTACAATGTAATGCTTAGAAAATCATGGAGTATTGCTATGCCGACTGCAACACTTGAAACTCCTTATCATGAGCTTACAACAGGCAGACACTTATCAACTCCTTGGGATTTATACACAGATTTAATAGATAAAATTCCAGTCAACTTTAGAGACTCAAGACTCAATGAGAGTATACTTTATAAGGGGATGAAACAAAAAGAAACTGCATCTGCTTTATTAAAAACAGGATATAGATTAGGAAAACTTTAACATCTCACTATCTAGATTAGATAGAATTTTCCAATTTAGTTTTCCTTCTTTTTCCCATTTTTTAACTATATCTTTTTCATGAGGATTATGTGGATTTTTATTGCCCATATTAATAGGCATATGCCAACTTGATGGATAGTCTCCTCCTGTTTTTACAGGTAACGTTTTAGAGAAAAAATCAAATCCAATTATTGTTAGACTTTTATATTTACACTTTTGTATAAAAAATAATATACCAAGAAATCCAGCACTTGGACGTTTACCTTCTTTAGGAGTATTATTTTTAGCCCCTACGCTTTTAAAAATTTCGTAAAGTTCTTCATCTGAAAACATATCATATTTATGTCCAAATGGTGGTTCTCCTCTATGATGTGGATATTTGTCGAGATGTATGCGAGAACGATTGAATAAGGGGTATGCGTCTTTAAATGCATCGTAGAAGTTCATTCTCAACCAACCAGTAATCCAAATATCTGTTCGAGAACCTATGTGTTCATAGTTTTTTAACTCAGGCACACCTTTGCCAAATCTTACAACTGTGTCAAAACTATCTATATATTTTCCAAAATCATATTGCATGATTTCGACAGAGTTTCCCACAAGTATAATATTTTTATTTTCTGTTAACTTCTGTAAAGTTTCATCCATAATGCTGTAAGCTCCGAATCATCATTTATATTTAGCCACGGCCCACCGTCTGTATAGTGGAGTGCTTTTGGTTTTTTGAACTTATAATAATTTACCATGGCGTTGTACTGTGCAGGAAGTTCCCCTATACTATCCGCCCACCGCAACTCATGCAATGCACCCGCTGGGGCTTGGTTTACATAATCATAAGTAAGTTCTGTACACTTAGGATTATTAAAAAGCATGAGACTTGACCAGTATTTTCTAGGATAACCATGGTTTTTCTTGTTTTTCATTTTCTTAGGTTTGACGAGAAAATTAGGATGTTTTACGACATGAACTGCATGTTCATCGGAAAAATAGTCCATAACTTCTTCAGGGTCACAGAGCCATAAGAAATCCCCATCACAGAATAAAGCTTCCCCTTCGTAGTCACAGAGCTGTGGTACTAAAAAACGAGTAAAGGCAAACTCCGTACTCTCGTTCTGAAATGGACGAGTATATTCGGATATTTCCGATTTTTTGAGTGGTATGATTTCATGATTAGAATTGTAACGATTTATGCTTTTTGCACACACCTCAAACATTTCTGGGTATTCAGATTCGTAACCTATAAAAATTTTCATTCAATTATCCTTTTAAGATAATATTCTTGTCGTCCAGGAGGGTGAGCTGCAAGAATATTTTTAAAAGGTGGATGTACATATGCACCCGCTATATCTTTTCCTAGACTTTGAACTAATTTTCGTAATTGATTAGTAGCTCTTGATCCTATTTTATTAATTTTTTCTTTTGTTTCTTTTCTTATTGTATCACAACTTTTTATATTTAGATAAATTTCTTTTATATTTTTATCAGTAATACTTTCTATATCAATATCATCAATATTAAAATCTGTTGTAATATTGTAATCATTAATATTTTCGTATAAAGGTGGGAAGTACTCAGGCAAGTTAGGATGTTTTTGTATTATATTATCACGTATGTCTCTAGCTGTTTTTTCTTGATAAACTTTCATCCACTCTAGAAAAGTCATATTAATTGAGGACTTTGCTACCATTCCTCCATTTATATTATTATATACATAAGTACAAGGCACTTCTTTTAATCTTTTCATATTAATTTTGCCTTTAAAATGTAAAGTTTTAAGACGAAGATATTGTAGAGTGTCTTCTCCAATTAACATTTCCTCATCAAATTTATACTGTGCAGCTTTCTTTGAATACCATACAGGTCTGCAATGTGCATCAACCATTGACTTCCCATCTTTTGAGTTTGTATATATTTCATTATACTCTCTTGAAAATTCATGGACTTCATGGGTATAGTCAGTAAATAACTTTGTAGTAGCATCAATACCTCCAAGTTTTTCTACAGCTCTTGCATATCCTTTTGGATTAGATGTTACATAATATTTTATGTTAAATTTTAATCTATTGTAATTTTTTTCATAATTCATTGGAGCATTGGGATTATCCATAATTCTATGGAATATTCTCTGCCCATATACATTGACTGTTTGTGACCATTGATGATAAATAATCATACTATCAGGAGGATTATCATTTACTAAATCTTTATAAACTTTTACTCCATATGGAGTTAATACATCATCCCCATCTATTTGAACACAATAATCATCATCAGAGTTTAAAAATATTTTTAGTAGTTCATTTTTACCTTTTCCTGCCGTACCATAACACTCTGTTACGTGGTGTTCAATTCCTTTTTCTTTACACCATTCTACTACTAAATTTTGATACTCTAAATCAAACGTATTTATAACGACAACTGCGTCACTATATTTAATATTAGACCACCTACGTGAAAATAGGTTTTGGAGTGCATGAAAGTTAGCATTATCTTTTGCTAAACAACTCTCATACTCCAAAAACCTATCTGATGCTGTAGTTAATATATAAAATCTAAACTTCTTCTTCGCCGATGTCATTTAATTGATTTCCTAAATCGTTAATATAAGCTTGTCGTGCTGTTTGACTAATTGCTATTAGATGCTTCATTCGCTCTATTTCTTTATCTGCTTGTTGTATAGAAAGCACAATAGCTTTTTGCTCATTATTTAAGTCATCAAAGAAATGCTCAGTCCCGTCTATAGTAATACTTCTTTGCTGTTCGCTCATTTAAATATATCCTGCCAATTTCCTTGTGTACTAGCCTTAGCATACTCGGTAGCACGATTTTCAAAAAAGTTGGTATGCTCAACTGCATTTATCTGCATATCAATCCAAGGCAGCGGATTAGTTGTACTATGGAAAATATTTTTCATTCCTAGCCCAAGTAATCTTCTATCTGCAATATAACGAATATACTCTTTGACTTCTTTTGCTGTCAAATCAGGTATGTCTGCTTTATCGAAACAAACATCAATAAATTTATCCTCTAATTCAACAACCCGTTCTGCCGCACAATATATTTCATATTTTAGTTTATCTGTCCATATATCTGGATTTTCTGCAATAAAAGTTCTAAAGAGTTTTGATAATCCTTCAACGTGAAGTGACTCATCTCTTATAGACCATGTTACTATCTGACCCATACCTTTCATAAGATTGTGTCTCGGATAGTTTAGAAGTATAGCAAAACTACTAAATAGTTGTACTCCTTCGGTAAATCCACTATAAACCGCCATGGTTTTTGCAATCTCATGTGGAGTATTCATATTAAAATCAGTTAAGTACTCATGCTTTTCTGCCATAGCTTGTATTTCAAAAAACTCTGTGTACTGTTCATCTGATTTACCTAAACTTTCCAGAAGTAAAGAGTATGCTTCTTGGTGTACTGCCTCCATAGCAGCATAACTTACTAGCATCATTCTTATTTCTGGTTGTTTGAATGTTGGTAGATAATGTTTTGCATAACCACAACATACATCTACGTCTGCTTGGGTAAAGAATTTAAATATATTGTCAATTAATACTCTTTCCCCTTCTGATAATTTTTGATTATAGTCTTTTATATCATCTTGTAATGGCACCTCATCTGGAAGCCAATGCATTTGTTGTTGTTTTTTATAAAACTCAAATGCCCATGGATATACAAAAGGCTTATAATAATCTCTTTCTGTTAATAAATTCATTTAGCCCTCACAACTTAGACAATCTGATTGTTCAAAGATTATCTCTCTTTTAGCTTGAGAAGCAACATTATCAGCTCTACTGATAGCCTCACTTCTAAGATAATATAATGTTTTTAAATTTTTTGCCCATGCTAACATATGGACATTATGTAAATCACCTTTATTTACATCAGGTGGGAAAAATAAGTTTACACTCTGTGATTGACAAATATACTCTTGTCTTACAGAAGCATGCTCAATAATCCATGCTTGATTAATTTCTACAGCAGTTTTAAATACATCTTTTTCCCAATCATCTAATATATCTAAATGTTGTACACTTCCTTTATTAGCGATTATACTTTTCCAGACATCTTCATATACATCTGTATGCCCTACTTTACTCATTATAATTTTATCAAGATACTTATTTTTAACTAAGTTACTTCCTGTTTTTGTCTTTTGAGTATAAGCATTTGCTCTAAACGGTTCTATACTTGGAGAAGTATTACCACATAATATACTTGAACTTGCATTAGGTGCTATAGCTAATAAGTGTGCATTTCTTACGGAAGCGGTATCATCATCAGGACAAGCACCTCTTTCTATGGCAAGTTCTCTTGTTGTTTTATCAGCCATACCTTTTATATAACTAAACATTTCTACGTTGTTTCCATTTGCCATTGCACTTTCAAAAGGAACATTATTTTTTTGTAAGTAAGCATGGAATCCCATAGCGCCAAGCCCAATGCTTCTCTCCCTAAAAGCACTAAACTTAGCTTTTTCTAACTGACTAGGAGCATTTTCAATAAAGTTTGTTAAAACATTATCAAGCATACGTACTAAATCAGGTATAAATGCTGGATGATTTTTCCAATCATCATAATACTCTAAATTTACACTAGAGAGACAACATACTGCTGTTCTTTCTTCATTAGTGGCAAGAGTAATTTCACTACAAAGATTACTGTGATGTACTTTCAATCCTTTTCGTTTCTGAAAATCTGGAAGTCCATTTTGAACAGCATCTTCATACATTACGTAAGGCTCGCCTGTTTCCATTCTATTTTGTAGAATCTTTACCCACAAGGCTCTAGCACTTACTGTTTTTACAACTTTCTTTGTATGTGGGTCAATAAGTTCCCAACTATCATCAAAGTCTTGTTCTTTTGTAGCTCTGTGAATTAACTCCATAAAGCTATCAGGAATAACAACGCTGTGGTGTAAGTTAAGAAACTTCCTGTTAGAGTCTCCTCCTGTTGGTTTTCTTCCATCTAAGAACTCCTCTATTTCGGGGTGTGACATGTGTAGATACGCTGCATAACTACCCCGTCTAGTTACTCCTTGAGAAAAGGCTAACATTTCCGCATCTACTACTTTCATAAAAGGTATTGTTCCAGTAGACTCAGACCCTTTTGATGTTTTTGTTCCTGCTGAACGAACATCACTCCAAGTTCCACCAATACCACCACCAAAAGATGATAAAAATGCATTTTCTGTGTAATGGTCTGTAATACCTTCTCTACTATCATCAACGTAATTTAAGAAGCAACTGATTGGCAATCCTCTTCGAGTACCACCATTTGATAGTACAGGAGTCGCAAACATAAACCATAGCTGACTTACATAATCATAAAGTCTTTGTGCATGGTCTTCATCATCTGCAAATGTTTCTGCAGCACGAGCAAATGCTTCTTGTGGTGAGTTTTCACCAGGTAACATGTACCTATCTCGTAGAGTTGCGTGTGCAAACTCATCAAGTAGCGAGTCTCTACTATAATCTATCTTCACTGACATAATTTTCCACCAATTTTATTATTTCTTGTCCATGTCCAAGTACTGCGCCTTCGACATCGTATGTTAAATCCATGAGCTGTACACCTCTTTCTAGTCCGTCAGTTCCAAACTCATTTAAGTTCTGAATGTATTTGTACTTTCCGTTAAGAGGCATACTCGCCATAATATCAAAAATATCTCCATATTCTTCTATTAACTGAGTAGCACGCTTTGGTCCAACTCCGTCAACACCAGGTACATTATCGCCTTTATCTCCTGTGAGTGTCTTGTAAGTCAAGAAATACTCAGGGTCAAAATCATAATGCTCATCCCAGTTATGGACAGTTGTTTCTTTTCTAGTTACAGTCGAAAAACGACTGATGTTAGGGTCGACTAGTAAATCCCAGTCTTTATCTGATGATATTAACCAAATCTCCTCGAGACCTAAGTTCTCTCTGTTTTGACAGATAAGAGCTGCTATATCATCAGCTTCAACTCCTGCATACTTTAGAGTTAAATATCCTTTGCTTTTGAGATTAGTCATTGTATCACTAAACTCTGCAAGAAACATTTCAAACTCTTTTGCTTCTTCAGGTGTTTGTTCTGCATATCGTTCTTTACGATTTGCTTTATACTCTGGATAGATTTCTTTACGATAATTACTACCACCATCGCCTAATACGACTATCTCTCCACAGTTATAGGACTTTGCTAAGGATTGTACCGTTCTTACATAATCATGTTCGAAATCGGTACGTCCTTGATGTTTCCATCGGAAAGCTAGATTGAGTCCATCAACAATCAATAAGTTCCCATTCGGGATCGGCTTTCCATGGTTCGTAAACTGTATCGCCATTTGTAAATTTTACCTCTTCTGTTTCTAAAAACTGTTCGGCTAAAGTAACATAGCACCCTAGCCAATTAATATATAAATGTTTTTTGTAAAGTGGCTTTCTTGTCGTTGCCACATACCATTGTGAGTGGTTTTCCTTGAAAAACAACAATGGTTCTTGTTCCATCTGTTCTGCTTGTTTTACAAGTTTTGACCACCACTTCACAAATGTATTGCTCTTTTGAGTAAAAATTTTATGATTGAAAGCCATATCACGATAGAACTTAACTTCTATTGTATATAGATTGTGCTTATGCTCAACCATTAGGTCACCTTTTATTTTACCACTACCTGAGCCAGGTGTTTGTACAAAAGTTTCGCCACTATGTCTATATAACATAGCGGCTACTTTTAATTCTGCATCATGTCCTTTTCTTCTACTATTGACCAATTAACTTCTCCAGTTCTGTGTAGCCACCGATAGATTTACCGTCAACTACAATTTGTGGAAAAGTTCGCGCTGTGGGAAATAAATCCCTGACGTCAGATGGATGAAACTCTTTACCCATCATCTTATATATTGTCTCGTGTCCTTTTTGTTCTGATAGCATTTTTGCTTTACTACAATAAGGACAATTTGGTATACTATAAATTTCTATTTTCATAATGTTCCTATATTATAACAAATTTTAAGTTTCTTGTCAAGTACTAATTTCGTCATACTATTCAAGAGAGCTTATATTGTTTTCTTTTATTATTTCTATCTTTTCTAGTAGTGGGTGTGTCCAACCATGTGACACCATGTATGTATTAAGATTTTCTTCTTTTAACAATACCTCTACTACTTTTTCTTTTCCGACTTCGTCTAACGCTTGGTTTACTTCGTCAAGGAAAAGAACATTGATTTGACTTCTACTTATTGAAGTCATTAACTTCCTTATTGATACTAACGTTGCAATATTTACTCTAGCTAACTCGCCGCTAGAAAGAGCAAGGATGTCAATAATATTGCCGTTATCTGACACTTCCACATTTAATTTATCATTCTCCACTACAAAATTGATGGCAAACCTACCATCACTAAACTCTGCTAGATATTCATTTGTAAGAATTTCTAACTCTTTTACAAGGCTTTCTATCTTGTAAGCGAGGAGTCCGTTGGTTGAGAAAGCTTTTTTAAGTGTTTCAAGTATCGCCAATTTGCTTTCTGCACTCGCAAGTCTAGACTCAGATTCACTAAGATCTCTCTGAAATTGTTCCGTTTGTTCAACAATAATTCCAATTCTTGTATTGTGCCTTTCTCGTCTTTCATTTTCATCTATTACCTCTTGAAGAGAAGACCTAGCAGTGGCAATTTTTGTACGAAGTTCCTTAATTTGTTTTTGGATTTCTTCGGCATTGATTGCTTTTGTCGGGAGCGTATTGTCGATAGACCTGTAGAGGTCCTCCCACTCTCTGATATCCCGTTTTGCTTGTTTATGTATCTCATTCTCTTTACTAATCGTATCTGTGAGTTGTTGCTGTTCTTCCAACTCTTCGTTAATTTTTGCTAACTTAGTTTCATGTTTCTCTAACTGACTAGCTACAAAAGCATCATCTATAGTTTGACTACAAGTAGGACACTCTGCATTTGTTTGAGACATTAGGTCAGTATATTTACTCACCATTTCTTTCTCATTTAAACTTTCTACTTTAAGTGTTTGTACTTTTCCTAAATGTTCTATATAAGGTTGCTCTTCTGGATAGCTTGTTAATTGCATTTTTGCTTTGTCAAGGTCTATTGCTTTTAACTGTTCTTTCAGATTTTCATTTAAATTTATTTTTTTGTTCTTTTCCGAGATATTTTCAAAATCTAATTGTAAAGAACGTAAAGATTGTTCGTCTTCTTCCGAGATTTTTGGTAAAATCATCTTTTCCAATAGACTTGTATCTTCTAAAAAATTGTCTGAAAGCCATTTTTCAATTGTTGCAATTTTCGCTTGCTCACTTGTAATTGTAGTACTAGCTATCCTTACAGCTTCTTTGAAAGTCTCAAAGTATGCGACATAATCGTCTAATTTTAATAGGTCAATTAGGAACTTTTTCCTGTTTGTATCTGTCGCTGTTAAAAATTGTAAAGACGCATTTGTATTTTGATATACTAACTGTGAGAAGGTCTTAAAGTCAATGCCAAGAATTTCCCCTAAAGTCTTATAGGTATTCGAAGCCGTGTGTGAACTTATATCCTCGCCGTTTTTAGTTAGTTTGCATTTGAGATTGCTACGCCGTATAACAGTAATGTTATATACGTCAGCGTCAACAATAAAGTCAAGACTAATATCATATCCTTTGTTAACATATCTATTTGCTATATCTGCTTTCTTTACATTTTTACTATTCTTATTAAATAGCACTTCTTCTAATATTAGCGGTATTGATGATTTACCAACACCATTTGTTCCTACTAATTGTGTGAGAGTTGATTCTGATAAGTCAATCTCATTACCTGCTCCGTAGGAAAAGCAGTTATCCCATTTTAACTTCTGAAGAATAATCATTAAATACTCCCATAATGTTTTTTATCTTATCATCATCAAAAGATAAAATCTCTTGAAGATATTTTACTAATTCATCAGAAATAGATAAGTCTCCACTTAAATCAAGTCTTGCATCAACAGTTCTATTTATAACTTTTTTATCAAGAAGTTCTGAGTTTTTGACTTGTGCCAAATCTTGCATATCTCCTGTAATTTCATAAATAGTATGATGAAAGTCTGTTTGAACCATCTCATCAGTGTTATCTACAGTCTTACGAATAAGTTGTGGTAAATCAAACTGATGCCATGTCCACTCCCAATGATTATTAGGGTCAATAATTAAATACCCCGTTTGGACTTCGTTTCTATGAAAAGATGTTGTCATTGGACTTCCTGGATACACAATATTTCGTTGAGTATTCTCGTGAGCATGTAAGTCTCCAGCAAAGACGACATCAAACTTATCAAATCTTTCTAAATCTACTTCTGGTACTACATGAGGCGGTATCTCTCCACGCACATGAGTAAATAAGACATCTGCATCAATGCCTTCTATATGATTCTTTTTATGCAAATCTGCATATGGTAGAATACACCAATCATCCTCGTAGTAAGTTTCTGTTATAACTTCTACTAAAGGGTTTATATCTTTTGTGGCACGAATTAAATTATCAAAAAATGTATGATTCTTTTTAGTCGCTTCATGGTTGCCATCATAGATAATTGTTCTTACTTTCTGTTTTGCTACAAAGTCAAAGTAAAGAGTCAGTTCATCCATGCTGGGGACTCGATCAAACAAATCCCCACCAATGATGTGAAGTGTAACTTCATGTTTATCTATAGCTTTTTCTACTTGCTCATAGAACATTTGATATCTAGTACATGCCCAAGGGGTTGGTACATTTTTCTGTCCTAATTTAATATGCCAGTCTGCTGTAAATAAAATCATTTAGGCATCCCCACTTCTATGAAGTTGCCAAGAGTTTCTATTTCTTGTTCAGTAAGCATCCCTGCTTGACCCCACATTGTTGAACTCATAGCTCCTACTTCACCTCTATTTTTGTAAGTAGTAAGTCTATCAATAATATAATCTGAACTTCTTCCTGCTAGTGCTGGAAATACTGCCATACCTTGACCTTCATTTCCATGACAAGCCGCACAACCTGCCCATAAACCTCTGATTGATGAGAACTCGTCTGCATTTGCCAGTTCTTGTTTTTTCATTTCTATTTCTACTGCTGTTCCGTTGATTGCTACATACTCTTCATAACATTCGCCATAACAACCATGCACTCTCTCATAACCTTTGTACTCTAGATTGTTATATGCCATAGTTATAGTACCAACCATCATCAATACTATTGCTAAAATATATCCTTTCATTACGCTTCCTTATCTATGTCCCATTTGACTATGTTCTGACCTTTTCTTGAAGGTCTATTTTTCCAAAACTTCCATTGTTCTTGTTCAGTTCTCCATTGAAATAACCATGGAGCATTGTCTCTTTCTGCATCTAAAAAGATTGCGTTTGTAAATGCAAGGGGTATTAATACCCCTGCATGTACTGCAATACTTAATACAGTATTGTATCCTAGCCATCCCATGTAATAAGATGCTACAAATCCAAAATATACTGACCACATTGTGAATAGTACTAACATAAAATATGTTTGTAACGATGGGTCAGGAATATGCTTGAGTGGATTATACTTAGCGTTCATTACTAGTCTCCAGCTGTCTACAACGAACAATATTGTTCTTCTGTATAAGTTTGGCTTATTCATCCTACGAAATCTTCTCCTGGTGTCCACTCACAACCTGTTAATCCACCTGCTTTGATTGCTTGTAAAGTTCTAAGAACTTCATTAGCATTTCTGCCTGTGTCAAGTGCGTTAACACTTACGTGCTGTACTACATCATTTCTATCAATAATGTAAGTTGCTCTGTAGCAA